CATTATTAACAGTTATAGACGAATAAATCAAATTTCCTGTTATACTTGAAAAATTTGTACTCAAACCAGCAAAAGGTAGAAAAATTCCTGATAATCCTACAGTTGTACTTTGAAATGGTATAATACTGCTAAAATAAATTGTACTTATAGTACTATTTACACTACCAATTTGTGAATCAGTATAATTATTGACGCCAAGTGTTGTACTCAAAAGTTGGGATGTCAATGTTGTACTTAAAGTAGATAAATCGGCTTCATACGCAACAACAGATGATAATGTAGATATTTGCTGATTTACTGTTGATAACGTACTATTCCATAAATTATTATCTGCTGCCAAATAATTTGCTGTTAAAGATGAATAAGTACTAGCATTTTGAATATATAACGCTGTACTTAATGAGGATACAGAAGTATTCACAGAACTTTGTACAGCAGATATTTGATTATAAAATGTTGAATATGTGCTAATTCCAAGAATTGAAGTATCAATATATGTATATACATTACTCAAACTTGTATCAGTTGAAGTACTTAAATCAATAATATTATTACGTAATACTGCATCAACATTACTAAATCCTTGATCAACAATCCAAAATCCATTTGTTGTGCTTATATACGCAGCATTTACATTACCTGTAACAGTTGATTGATATTGTAAAGTACTTGTCATTGATGAAATATTAGTTTGAATCGTTGTGCTTAATGTTGAAAGATCAGTCGGGGAAATACTATTACTCCAATACGTCTGACCACCACCATTTGCGTACAATGTATATTGTGACGAAATCGCAGCATTAGCAGGCGTACGAAAGTTTAACCCTCGCAAAAGAAGGGTATCAAGTGTTTGTGTCGTGTTATACGCCATTCCTAGTCACTGTACCGAAAACGTTCCACCACAATCAACCACACTTTTGCGTCCCGTTTAAAACACCAGATTATCTGTAGAGTAGTAGTATGTCCAATTCAGGAGGATTACTTCAGTTAGTTGCGACTGGGCGGCAAGATATCTATCTTTCCGGAAATCCACAGACGACGTTTTTTAAACAGGTATACCGTCGTCATACCAATTTTAGTATGGAGACTCGACGCATTCCTATGGAGACACAGCCAGATTTTAACAAATTAATTACAATTACAGTGCCACGTGATGGCGATTTACTATCTCAGCTTGTATTGGAGATTACACTTCCACAAATCACCGCAGCTGGACCCGTGCCACCTATTCAAAATATTCCATGTGGAATAGCAACTGTAGCAAATACAGATTACGTTACAATTCAAGACAATGTAAACTATGTGAACGGTCTAGCTTATGCTATGATTGATTATATTAGTATTTGGATTGGACAACAGGAAATAGATAGACAGTATGGTGAATTCTTATATTTATGGGCACAGCTTACTACACCGGGATCAAAGAAAGATGGTCTTAATGCTATGACAGGTACAACAGAAGTCTATGATAGTACAGGTGGAAGTTTAGGAGGACCATATCATTTATACCTTCCATTATCATTCTGGTTTTGTCGTAATCCAGGTTTGGCACTACCATTAATTGCTTTACAGGCAACTCCTGTGAAAATTTATATTAAAATGAAAAATGGTTATGATATGGTATGGCGTACATCCTATGAGCAAGCAATTTTAAATGGAACAAGTTGTCCGCCCTTGATTGATTCTCCACCAACTATTACTGAAATGACATTATGGGGTGACTATATATATTTAGATACAGATGAACGTCGTCGTTTTGTTAGTTCTAAACACGAATATCTTATTGAACAAACTCAACAACAAAAGCGTTTCAGTATTCCTCAAAATGCCAGAACAGCAACTGTACCACTTATCTTCAATCATCCAATGAAAGAAATGATATGGGTAGTCAACCAAGACCGCATGTTAGACGCACATGAATGGTTCAACTACGGTAGTCGTTTATTGCTTGAGTATGGTATACCTAACCAGGATTTAATCTCAGACGCATTGCTACAGTTTGATGGATTTGACAGATTTGAACGACAAAATGCTCAATATTTTCGACTGGTTCAACCTTATCAACGACATACAGCAATCCCTAACGATTTTATATACGTTTATTCCTTCAGCCTTGCCCCGGAGGCATCACAACCACAGGGATCATGTAATGGAAGCCGCATTGACAATATTGTATTACAATTAACAATGAATCCTATTGTAAAATCATATCCTTCAGGTGTCACAGTGTATGTAACAAATTATAACGTTTTACGCATAGTTGCAGGTTTAGGTGGCGTTCTGTTCACCGTGTAAATTAAATACGACACGGTAGAGGATGTCGCATCATATCAGCGATGTAATATTTTGGGGTGGTAAACCCGACCGAAACTATTATGTGTTTGTGGTATTATCTATACTTTTTGGATTTATTGGAGTAGACCATTTTTACTTACGTAGTTATGCTACAGGCACTCAGAAGTTTATTATGAACTTATTTACTTTAGGATTGTGGCATTGGTGGGATGTATCCCAGATTGTAAGTGATGGTCAAAAAATACGTCAGGAAGGACTAACGGGTCCATTCGATTGGTTACGAGGAATTGGTCGTGGAGTATTTACACCATTACCTGCCGAAGGTGGAACACAGGAAGAATATGCAGCACCAAAATCATATTTATTGTATACATTCTTAGCTGTATTTTTTGGTTGGTTAGGCTTAGATAAATTTTATATGGGTACATGGGGACAGGGTTTATTAAAACTCATAAGTTGTTTCAATATTTTCCTAATATTATTTGGATGGTTATGGGTATTGTGGGACGCTGCACATGCATTTTTTATGACCGATTCAATCTTAAAGGATGGTATTAGTCCACCTATACCATATAGTTTGCTATTTACGGAAGCAATATGTGCTGATGTGTTTAAGGTACGTAAGGTCGAACATACTAATAATGCTAGACCTGTTACATTTATTGATTGGACTCAGGCTAATATGGCACATCCACACGAAATAGTAGCAAATGTTATTAATCATGCTAAAAATGCTAATACAAAAATAATGGAACACGCAACAAATGCTGCAAATATAGCATCAGCTGCAGCTAATGCAGCAGTAGTAGCAGCAGTAAATGCAGCAAATGCACCAGCCAATGTGCCAGCAGCCAATGTGCCAGCAGCCAATGTGCCAGCAGCCAATGTGCCAGCAGCCAATGGTTCACATGTTGAAGCACCCATAGCTAAACCTATTTCAGCAACACATCAACCTGTTCAGACAGGCGGTGCTAGTCATCAACATGGTCCAGGTCCTGTTATAGCAGGTGCCTTATCAGCACTGGTTCTTGCTGGTGGTCTTAAGGGATTTTATGATATAATTAGCAAACAATATGGATAATCTAATTAATGTCCATATTACGAACTAATTCAATTTGATATGCGGCATGATCAACCATAATAAGTCCTTCATTTGCTATATGTGTTGTCGCAAAGAAATCTAAAGCAGCTTCTTGTTTAAGTTGATGTAACTCATGTATACATGTAGATTTATTCACACGTGCTAAGTCATAGTCATGTCTAGCCTTAATATACATAGCAAGTGCTTTATATTTTCGTTTTAAATTCATATTATATAATTCTATAGCATCATTATATGATTGTATTGCTAAAGGAAGTAAAGACATTGATTATAAATAATTTTTCTCCAAAACACTTCAGTTTTTTAAGATATCTAAACACACCAATCATTTAATAAGCAAAATGATCTTAGAAAACCAGGCTCAATTTGAAGATATGTGGAATGGATTATCCCCATTTGTACGACCAAATGATAATGGATTTCTAATCTATTTTACGGCAGCTTGGTGTGGACCCTGTCAAAAATTAAATTTTAATGAACTGAGTGAAATAGCAAAAAGTCGTGGGTTAACATTATGGAAATGTGATGAAACCATTAATAAATATACAGCAGGTTATTGCGGTGTGCGTTCATATCCAACATTTGTGTTTTTTACTCCAAAAACCGTTGTATCTATTTTTAAATCCAATATAACGGAAGAAGTTGCGGATTGGATACAAGGTTTATAAAAATCAACAATAAATTATTATATTTTATAGAAAACTATATAAATTATAATAATATAAATTTTTACATAATACGAGCAAATAATCGGCCTACAAGTCCACGTAATTCTAAAAGTTGATTCTCTAAATTTTGAATTCGTTTTTGTTGTTCACGAACAATAGGCAATAGCAATACACCCATTTTATCATATTGTACTGCTTTCATACCATCATGCTCACGCACAATTTCAGGTATTACTTTTTCTACTTCTTGAGCAATAAATCCGATTTCTTTCAAAGTAGGTGTTGAATTATAGTTAAAACTATATGTACCAATTGATAACACATCTAAGTTAGGTGTTAATTCAATAATATTA